TTTTGCTCCTTAAAATTAAAATTTTATTATTTTTCTGTTGACATAGAAATCTAAATCATTAAAATACAAAACCGTTAAGACGATACAGTTCTAACGGTTTAATTAACTTAATAAAAAGGTGCGAATTATGATTACTTTAACACAAAAAGAATTTGATTTATTAGAAGAAACTGCTAAACATATTGCAACAGATGACAAACCTTTTAAAGTTGTATCTGTGAAAAATGGTGCAGTAGCAGGCTTAACATCTCAAGGATTAGTTGACAGTCGCCCTAAAGGGAATAATGCGTTAATGCTTGAGTTAGCAGTAACACAACTTGGTTATCAAGTTGTAAACAATGAAATCGCTCACGAAATTACAACAGGTGGCGAACATTCCCACGCAAACGAAAATTCAACAAAAGAGGACAACAAAATGGAAGCAACCCAAAATTCAGCAGAATTAGCCGAAGCAAAAGAAGTAGCTCAACCCGCAGGCTACGTATATCAATTGGAAGATGACATTCCAATCCCTGAAATTGTGCAAACTCGCAAACCTCGTGAAAATACAATGCCGTTAGAACGTATGAATGTAGGTCAATCTTTCTTAGTTCCGTTTAAAGACGGGGAAGATCAACACAAAGGTCGTAAACGTGTGGCTGCTACTGTATCACAAACTCGTAAGCGTAAATTAGGTGCAGATAGCACGGCTCAATTTATCACTGTGATTGTTGAAAACGGCTATCGTGTATGGCGTAAAGCATAATCCGATACTACTACAAAAGAGAGGACTGAATAAAATCAGTCCTTTTCTTTTATGTGTTTTTCACGCTATAATGCTTGTGGTGCAATAGCAAGAGAGTTAAGGAAATGAAAAATATTTTAGATAAAACATTAAACGATAGCTCGACAATGTGGAGTGGTGTTTCTGGAATGTTTGGTGCGTTGACAATTAGTGAATGGTGTTTGCTAATAACAGCAGTAGTTACTGTTTTCAATTTTGTCAAAAACTGGTATATTGATATGCGTAAACTGAAAATGCTTGAAGAAGAACATCAGTTAAAATTGGAGAAGAAAAATGGTAGTGAATAAAAAACTTATTGCTCTAGGTATCTGTTCAGCAGGAGCAGTAGCAGGTATTTTTGCAGAACGCCAGTTAAATAACACGTTGACATATCCTGTATCGTATAGTGCAGAAGCAGTCGAACATTTGACAGGTAAATGGGAGGGTTGCCGAACAAAAGCCTACAAAGATACTGGCGGTTTATGGACGCAAGGCATAGGGCATTTATGCGGGCGAATGAAACCAACAGAAACTATGACCGTTGAACAAGTTGCCGAAGTATTGAATAAAGATCTGTATATTGCAGAGCAGTGTGTTATTAAAAATTTTAACGGGGATAAATTATCAAAAGGTCAACGAGAAGCCCTAACAGATTTTGTGTTCAATGTGGGTTGTGATAAAGCAAGCTCAACAGGTAACAAGCGTATGACAAAAATTCGTACTTTAGCTTTGACAGGTAAATATACAGAAATGTGTAATGCGTTCTTAGACTGGTCTTATGGTAAGAATGAAAAAGGCAAAATGGTTCGTATTGACGGATTATACGCAAGACGCTTAGACGAACAAAAATGGTGTTTAAAATGATAAAATTATATGTTATTTTAGGTTGTATCATAATCGGGTTTGGAGCGTTCTTAGGTTTACGCCATATTGACGATTTGCAAGACAAAATGGCTCAACAGACCCGTGAAATTGAGAGTATGAAACAGTCTCAATCAATGGTAATTGAGGCATACGATCAAGAAATTAAAGAATTGACTGAAACCGCTAAGGAAAGAAAGGTTGTTGTAAAAGAAATTGTTAAAACTGTTAAGGGAACAAAAGATGAAGAATGTCTTAACCACTCTATGCCTAGCATTGTTGTTGACAAGTTGCGTCAACAAAACAGTAGTAAAAAGTGAGCATATCCCGCCTTGTCAACCGTTTGACGATTTAGCGGAAAATTCCACTTGGTTGGATTTAGTTGATAAGTATTTAGAAGTTCGAGATTTGTATATTATTTGTAGCAAAAAGGTGGAAGTTCACAATGGGAAATTGGAAAAGTGATTACATTGCAGTACGGTTTTCGCCTGACGAAATCCCTGTAATGAAACGAGACTATGCTAAATTATTGGCAAAATGTAAACGTGATGGGGATAAAGCGTTTGTTGATCCGCAAATGGATATTATTTTTAAATTTGATATAAGTGCTAAACTTTACGCTAAAAATAATTGGATTTTTGATGAAGAAGTTATCCAATTAACGGAACATTATTTAAATGACGGGTTAGCGGACGTTTTACCAACTCGTGAAAAAATTGCTCAAATGATGTTAGATATTGTTCACGATACCCATAACACTAGAGATAAAATTTTAGCGTTAAAAGAATATGCTGAACTTATGGGCTTTAATAGCGAAAGTAATGTTGTTACCGAAGCAGTGCAAAATGTTATTCTTTTGACAGATAATGGTAGCGAGTTGACTTGGGAAGAAAAAATGCGTCAACAACAACATAATTTGAAAGAACAAGCAGAAAGTTTGTTAGCTGAAAATGAGTAATATTAACGTTTTATGGCAACCAATTAAAGGTAGCTCGCAAGAAATTGCCGTTGACACACGGGCTGACGAAACCTTATATTGTGGCACTCGTGGAGGCGGAAAAACCGATACTCAACTTATGGCGTTTGCAAAGTATGTGGGTATGGGGTATGGTCGTTATTGGCGTGGCATTATTTTCGATCAAGAGTATAAAAACCTTGACGATATTATCGTTAAATCAAGACGTATTTTCGGTAAAATGCCAAACGCTAAATATAATATCAAAGATAGTAAATGGACTTGGGCTACTGGGGAAGAATTGCTTTTCCGTAGATTGCGTCAAGACAGCGACTATTGGTTGTATCACGGACACGAATATACATTTATTGGTTTCAATGAGTTGACAAAATATCCTACAAGTTATTTATATGACACAATCCAATCGTGTAATCGTAGTGGTTTTGTGTCTCAAGATCACCCTAAAATTGACAGTAAAGGTCGCACTTATTATTTACCACCAATTCCATTGATGATTTTTTCAACAACTAATCCTTTTGGTGCAGGGCATAACTGGGTTAAAAAACGATTTATCAATCCCGCCCCGTATGGAACAGTTGTTAAACGTTTGACAAAAGTATTCAATCCTAAAACAAAACAAGAGGAAATAATTGAGAAAACACAAGTAGCGTTATTTTCATCATACATTGAGAACGTTTATTTATCGCCTAACTATATTGCAAGCCTGTTGAATTATCCTGACCCTAATATTCGTAGAGCTTGGGCGTTAGGATCTTGGGATATTGTAAGTGGTGGTGCAGTGGGCGATTTATGGGATAGAAGCAAGCACGTTATTAGTCGGTTTGTTATTCCAGAGGGTTGGTATATTGACCGTAGCTTTGACTGGGGTAGCTCGCACCCGTTTAGTGTAGGTTGGTGGGCGTGTGCTAACGGAGAAGAAGCAGATGTCTTACTAGACAATGGTAAATGGATTAAATTTTGTCCGCCAAAAGGTTCGTTAATTCAATTTTATGAATGGTATGGAACAGAAGAAATTGGCACAAATACTGGGTTAAAAATGTCTGCTAGAGATATTGCAAAAGGTATTAAAGAGATTGAGAAAGGGTTAATTGAAAGCGGTTGGATTAAACGAACCGTAGCGAGTGGATCTGCTGACAATCAGATCTGGAATAATACAAATACAGATAATGATTGTATCGCTGACATTATGGCGAGTGAAAATGTTTATTGGGAACGATCAAATAAAAGTAGCGGAAGTCGTGTGAATGGTTTACAATTATTTAGAGATATGTTGAAGAATACGACAGATAACGCAGAAGAACCGCATATATATTTTATGAATAACTGTGTAGCTAGTATTTCAACAATTCCAGTGTTACCTAGAGACGAAAAACGAATTGATGACGTTGACACTTCAACCGAAGATCACGCCTACGATATGGTTCGTTATCGTATCCTTGATGGTGTTGGTAACGGTTCTATTGTATTAAGTGTGGAGTATTAAAATGGTTAATGTTCAAAAAGGTGTGCAATTTGTAAGAAAAGAAATTGTGAACAAAAAGAAACAATGGACGGTTATTCGAGATTGTTTAGAGGGAGAACAAAAAATTAAAGATAAAGGTCAAGTTTATTTACCTTATCCCTCAACCTCAAAACCTGATTGTGATAATGTTGAAGATAACCGCTATAAAGCGTATAAAGATAGAGCGGTTTTCTTAAACGTAACTCGTAGAACGCTTTATGAGTTAATGGCACAAGTATTCATTAAAGAACCCGTAGTAGATAGTGTTGACAATGATTTAATCAAATATATGATTGAAAACGCAACAGGTAACGGTGTTAGTTTAAATCAATGTGCGAAACAATCGTTAAATTATGCGTTAGCGTATGCTTATGGCGGTGTTTTTGTTGATTTCCCTGAAACAAAAGGTGCAGTATCTTTAGCTGATTTTGAAAAAGGCGGTTATCGTCCAACAATTACGCCATACAGCCCGTTTGATATTAAGAACTTTCGTGTAGAAGATGTTGGTGCAGAAGAAAGATTAACATTAGTTGTATTAGGCGAAAATTATTTTGAAGTTGACGCAGACGGTTTTGAAGTTAAAGAGCGTAAACAATTAAGAGTGTTGCGTTTAGCGGACGGTGTTTACAAGCAAGTGATTTATCGTAGTTCAACAGATGATGGTTTTGCAACAGTTGACGATTTCAAAGAATATAAAACAATTATTCCAACTGACGCTAATGGGCAGACTTTGGATTATATCCCATTCTTCTTTATCGGAATGGAAAATAACAATCCTTACCCTGACAATCCAATTTTATATGATTTGGCGAGTTTAAATATCGCACATTATCGTAATAGTGCTGACTATGAAAATACAATGTTTATTGCAGGTCAAGCAACTTTATTTGTGAGTGGTCTTAACGGTAATAAATCAATGACAGTTGGATCGACTGAAACGCCTGCGATTAAATTGGGTTCAGAAAATGCCATAAATCTGAACAATGGCGGTACAGCAGGACTTCTTCAAGCTAAAGCAGATAGTGGTTTAGCTGAAAGTATGGAGAAGAAAGAAAAACAAATGAGTGCGTTTGGTGCGAAGTTTTTAGATAGCGATAATGTGGCAAAAACTGCGTATCAAGTTAAAGTTGAAAATCCGTCTCAAGGTTCAATCTTAGCGAATTGTGCTGACAATGTATCTGACGCTTATACAAAAGCGTTAAAAGTAGCACATAAACTTTGTGGGCTAGATGACAGTAACGTATTATTTGAACTCAATACAGATTTTGAGTATAATCGTGTTGGTTCAGATGAACAGAATTTCTTTATCAATGCTTGGACGCAAGGGGCTATTTCATTTACTGAAATGCGAGAGTGTTTGAAACGTGGCGGAAGTGCTACACAAGACAATGAAGTAGCTAAAAAAGAAATTGACGAAGAACGTGCGAAAGCACAACAAGAGCAGATTGAGTTAGCTAAACAACAATCTGCGTTAAATCAAGCTAAAGAAGTAAAAGGTGCGAAAAATGAAACTAAAACGCAAAATTAGTCAAAGTGAATTAGAACAGTTGACAAAAGAAGTGCAAGAACTTTATACAAAAGTCGGAGATGAATTTGTCTTAGACTTAGACGATACGGCTTTCGAGACATTAAAAGCTGAAAAAGCAAGTTTGAAAAAAGAACTTGACGATTACAAGGCGGAAGAAGAAGAACGTATCCGTAAAGCAGAAGAACGTGCTAAGAAAAAAGCAGAAGAAGCCTATGAAAAAGCAAAAGGCGACAAAGATGTTGAAGCGATTGAAAAATCGTGGACGGATAAATATTCTAAACTTGAGACCGAATTTAAAGGTTTACAAGAAAAACATAACGGGTATGTAACTAAATCTTTAGTTGATAGTGCTGTTACAAGTATGGCTAACGAAATTTCAACACACCCTAACTTGATTAGCCCACATATTCGCAGTCGTTTAGGTGTAGATTTAACTGGCGATAGCCCTAAATTAGTGGTTTTAGATGAAAACGGTCAACGTTCAGCATTGACGGTTGATGAATTGAAAAAATCTTTTGTTGACAACAAAGATTTTAGTGCTATTATTAAAGCAACTTCTGCGAATGGCGGTGCTAAAGCAGGTGCAAGCAGTCCGAGTGGTACTCCGACAAGCGAAACAAAACGTCTTGGCGAAATGAGTGATCTTGAATTGGCACAAATTGCTAAGGCAAAATACAGTTCAGACGAATAGGAGTTATAACGTATGGCGTTATCCGCATTAGACGTTTTTGAACGTACGGTATATGGTACGGGTCAAGAACTTATCAAAGAAAATGTACAAGTATTTAACAGCAATTCAAAAGGTGCGATTGTACTTGGCACAAAATCAATTTTAGGCGATTTTGAACAATCTATGAACCTTATCTTAGGTCAAGATTTAATCAAATCTCGTAATCCGTACGCAGACAATGCTTTGACAGCTAAAGGTTTTAGCCGTGTTAAAGATAATGCCGTCAAAATGGGTTTAGGTATCCACCCGATTGAATGGACGCACGCTGAATTTAACTGGGTTAAACAAAACCCTGAATTAGCAGGTGTGAAAATCGCTCGTGCTATGGCAGACCAAACTACAAAATATATGGCTGAAGTGGCAATTGGTGCGTTGACAACTTGTTTAAACTCAAACAGTGCAGTTAAAACAACAATTCCGAATACCGCCAAATTATCGCATTTAGATTTAATTAAAGCGGTTAAACCTATGGGCGACCAATACAATGCGATTGAATTGTTTGTAATGCACTCAAGCCAATATTTTGACTTAGTTGAAACTACGTTCAAAAATGCTGAACGTTTATTCGACTTTGGCGGTATTACCATTATGCGTAACGCATTAGGTCAAACATTCTTAATTACTGACAACAAATCGCTCGTAACTACACAAGCTAACTATGTTCTTGGTCTTAAAAAGAACTCTGCTTTTGTGGGCTACGAAGAAGATTTTGTATCAGAAATTGTGCCAATCACTGGTAAAGAAAACTTAGGTAAACGTTTTCAAGCAGAGTGGACTTCAACATTGAAAGTTAGTAACTATCGTTACAAAACTACTGACACAATGAACGGTCTTTCTTATGGTGCGATTACGACAGCAGGTAACTGGGAACGTATTTCAAATAACGTGAAAGACGAAACTGGTGTAATCATTGCTAACGCAAAAGCATAATTTAATGGCGGTGTAACAACCGCCTATTTAAAAGGTAAAAGTATGAATAAACCAATTATTGCTATCTTCTGTGCAGGTAATTTACCTACACAAGCAGAAAATGCTATTATTGATAGTTTAGCACGTTATCCTTGTGTTATTCTCAATGCAGAGACATACACAAGGCAAGAAAGTTTAATTGTTGACGCAGTTATTGGTGTTGTGCCTGAACACTTGAAACATTTACCTGATCCTGATACAGTAATTGCTCAATATGAGGCATACTTGGCAGGTACAGGCGATAATGTTGGGGGTAATCCACCAGTTCCACCTGTATCGCCAAAAGATGGCGATACAGGGGAAAATAAGGCTGACGGAGAACTACCTAAAGCTACAAATGCGTTCGGTACGCCACCAGTTCCACCAAAAGATAACTAATAGGTAATAAAATGGCTACATTGATTGTTGAAGATAATACAGGTTTAGTTGACGCTAACGTTTATGCTAGTGTTGATGAATTTCGTCAATTTGCAAAATTAAACGGAATGGAAACCGAAGATGTTGAAGATGAACAAGTAGCTATTTATTTAGTCCGTGCGACTAATTTTATCGACAGTCTTGAAAATAGAATGGTTGGTAAAAGACTAAACCCTGAACAAGCCTTAGCTTTTCCACGTCAACAATCAAATTCGTGTACAGGTAATCCGCACCTTTACGATATGCGTAATTTGAAAAAGGCGTTGTTTTATGCAGTTGAAGCACAAAGTTTAGGGTTTAGTCTTTTACCTGTCAACGTATCAAAAGATGATATTATCAAGAAAGAAAAGATTGATGTATTAGAGGTGCAATATTCAGAAGATATGTTGACTGAAGTATTATTCGGTAAATTCCCTATGGTTGAGCGTTATCTCAATCAATATTTAGTTAGTAATGGCTTTACGTTAAGCGTAGGTAGATGATATGGCTGATATTTACGACCGTTTATCACAAACCGCAACCCGTTTAATTAAAAAGTACGGTTATAACAAAGCTAAGTATTCTCGTCAAGTTAAGACAGAAGAAAATTGGCATAATGAGTTTGAAACAAAAACCGTTTTAGTTGATATTATTGTCTTACCCTCGCCCAAATATTCACGAGAAACATTTAAATTGCAAGGCGAACGAGCAATGGTTGATAATAACTATGTAGCATATATGCCACATAGCAACTTTGTTCCAACGATTAACGATACTTTTACTGTTAAAGGTGTAACATACGCTATCCAATCTGTTGTTAGAATTAACCCTAACGGAAAAGATGTAGTGTATAAATTGGAGCTTAAATAATGAAAGCGGTTAATGTAGTTGACGAATTGAATAAGTTTCTTTATAGCAAATTAAAAGAACTTTGTAAAGAGAAACAAGTTGACGCTGAATTTGACTTCCATAGTAACGTACTTCCTGATAATTTTAATCAAAAATTGCGAATTTATTTCAACCGAAGAATTATTAGGGAAGATCAAGACACTTTAGCGGTTGATGTAGAAGATTTGGGTAAAGTGCGTTATACTAGCGAGGGTGTTTACGCTATCAACTTTTTTATGGCAAGATCAATCCCAAATGGGTACGCCAAAATGGAACTGATCGCTCAAGAGTTGAAAAACGCATTACGCCAAAAACGGTTTGACTGTTTGTGGGTTCGCCATATTACAGCAAGTCCGTACAATATGGAAAACAATAGCTATCGTTATGATATAACATTTAGCTATGAGTTTGACGAAATCGTATAAATAAAAGGATAGCATTATGGCAACTTGTGAAACAAAAAAGATTGATAGTAATGTTGTTGGTTTAAATTACGCTATTGAGGAATGTTTAGGGCAGTTACCTAGCACGCCAAAATGGCAAGCATTAGAACCTAACAGCTTTTCTGATTTCGGGGGAGAGTTGAATACAACTAACCGTACCCCGTTGTCAATTTCTCGTCAAAACCAAAAAGGTGTTGTTACAGATTTGAGTGTTAAAGGCGGTTTTAATATTGACTTTACACAAAATAACCTCAACGATTTATTAGAGGGTGTATTTTTCGCTGACACTCGCAAGAAAACTAATTATCAGTTTACTGGCGGAAGTGGCGATATTAAATTTGCGTCAACAGATAACATCTATTCTCTAACAGCAACGACAGCAGATTTCACTACGCTTGGTTTAGTTGAGGGCGAATGGATCTTTGTTGGTGGCGACAATCCGACTGAACGTTTTGATACGGCAGGAACTTTCTATGCCCGTGTATCAAAAATCGAAGCTAAGAAATTAACTTTTGACAATGGTACATTCCGAGCAGGTTTAAGTGCTGACGCAGGTGCAAGCAAAACAATCAAAATCTTTATGGGTGCTGTATTGAAAAATGAACGTACAGCAGATTTGATTAAACGCAAATCGTATTGTTTTGAGCGTACACTTGGAAAAGATTTGTCAACAAATCAAAAACAAGCTGAATATATTAGCGGTGCAGTATTAGGCGAATTTTCGCTTGAGGCTAAACAGGGCGAAATGTTGAAAGCAGATTTGAGTTTTATCGCAACTAATAATGAATACCGTACAGGTGCATTATTATCTGACGGCAAATTGACAGCGTCTTTAGGCGAAAGTGGTATCAATACAACGAGCGATATTCGATCTATTCGTTTATCATTAGTTGATGACACTAAGTCAACTTCAACGCCATTATTTGCATACGTTACAGAAACCTCAATTGAAGTAAACAACAATTTATCTGAAAATAAAGCGTTGGGTACTTTCGGAGCGATTGACGTATCAGCAGGTAATTTTGAAGTGAGCGGTAAAACAACTGCTTACTTTACTACGGTTCAAGCCGTTGAAGCTGTCCGTAAAAACGCAGATGTAGGCTTATATGCGTTATTCGCAACAAAAGGAAAAGGGCTTATTTTTGATATTCCATTAGTCGGTTTAGGCGGTGGTACGTTGAATGTTGAAAAAGACAATCCGATTACACTAGAATTAGAAGCAATGGGTGCAGAGAATAAATTTGGCTATACAATGATGTATGTCAATTTCCCACTATTGCCTAAAGTTGCAATGTAATTTATAATGAAGCAGTTAAATAATTTTATTTAACTGCTTTAATTTTAACTCAAAAGGTGTTTAAAATGACTAAAATCAATCTTTATGCTAAATATGGTTCTGACCGTCAAAAAGAAAAAACAGGTGTGCCATTCTACATTGACAAAAACAGTGATACATATATTCGTGTTGCACGTTGGACTTCTCGTAACCTTGAATTTTCAAAAGCTCACGCAGAAATGACTTTGCGAATGGCTGACGCTGATGATGAGCAACGTGAAGAAGCTAGTATGCAATTGTTTATTCGCCATTTGATTACTGGTTGGAACAATATTATTGACAAAGAGGGTAACGATTTACCGTTTAGCTCTGACAATGCAATGATGTTGTTAGAAGATTTACCAGACTTGACACAACTCTTGTTTAACTTCTCACTTGACCGTACGAATTACGGTTTAGATGGTGTTGAGACAGCAACAAAAAACTCATAGAGGTATTGGAATACGAACTGAAACACGGTAATTCTGACAATGCGGTTTTACAGCAAGCGTTAAAAAACGGGGAAGAATTACCTGATTTTATTCGGAATAAACCTGAACTAATTGACGAGGGCTTGCATTTTTATTTGCAAGCCTTTTTTGTATTAGAAAGCGAGCGTCAAGTCGGGTTTAATGTATCGCCAATACCGATAACTAAAATTATTGAATACGCTAAATTCTTGACATATGAAACGCCAGAAGAAATGCACGATTTTGTGTCAATTATCCGTGCGTTAGATATGGTTGTTATTAAACATTACAACAATAAGGCTAAATAATGAATACCCTAAACTCACAATTAAAAGATTTTAACAAAGATGTTAAAAAACGTATTAACCGTTATAAAATAAATCTGGCAAAATTTATTCTTTGGTTCTTAATTAAGAGTACGCCAGTCGATACCTCAACGGCTCTCTCAAACTGGATTGTGGGTTTAGGTAAACAACGAGATCGTAAAATCGAAGCCCATAGAGTTGGTGTAGATGGCTCAACGCAAGATATATCCGCAGGGATAGCAATGTCTCTTGGGGGAGCTATAATTCAACGTGCGAAAGTAGGCGAAATCGTGTATATTACCAACAATGTAGATTACATTGAGTTGCTGAATATGGGGTATTCAGTACAGGCGGAACGGCACTATATTGAACGTTGCGTATCAGACGCAATTGAGCAAATGAAGCGAGAAAAATTATGACACAAATTCAAGCAAGTGTTAGCGTTAAAGATGACGTTGACAGTAAAATTGAACAGAAAATCAAGGCTATTGGTGTAGCAAGTGTAACAACAACTAATCAATTAAATGCGTTAAAAAATGCAGTCAATAGTCTTTCGTCTCAAAATATTAACGGATTTTCAAACGCTGTTGCAAGTTTAGGGCGAACTAATTTTAGTGGTTTAGCTAGTCAAATGCGACAACTATCTCAAGTCTCGTCTCAATTAAATGGTGGTTTTTCACAAACAGCGTTACAAGTTACAAAATTACAAATCGCTCAAACTAAACTACAACAAGAGCAAACAAAATCCTCAATTTTAACTGTTCGATTACAACGTGAACAGCAAGCCTTATCCAACGCTCAAAATCAAGGTGCTATTTCTGCTAACAATTTAGCTAACGCTCAAGCACGAGCAAATACCGCTAAAACTCGCTCACAAATTGCGTCAACTCAAGCCCAAACAGCAACAACTCGCTTAGCACGAGAACAAGCTCGCCTTGAACAGCAACTACAACGTAACGCCCACGCTTCAGCACAAGCCAATATTGGATTACGTCAACTTGTAGGCACAATGTTTGCGTTGTCTGGTGCAGGTGCAACGTTGGTTGGTGTTGCACAACTTGGCGACCAATATCAATCAATGATTAACAAATTGACATTGGTAACAGACAGTGCAGAACAAGCTCGAAATCGCTTAGCTAGTTTGACTGACATTGCTAAAAGTAGTTATAGCGATTTACAAAGCACAACACAGTTATACACCCGTCTGGATATGGCGTTGAAACAAACTGGCGGTAGTGCGTCCGAAGCAATGCAAATGACGCAAACGTTATCTAAAACAGTTTCATTAGCAGGTTTGACAACAGCAGAAAGTAGTTCCGCATTACTTCAAATTTCTCAAGCGTTCAACAAAGGTAAATTGGACGGGGACGAGTTCCGTACTGTTATGGAAACAATGCCACCATTAGCTGACGCATTGGCTCGTAAATTAGGCGTTACTCGTGGGGAATTATTAAAATTAGCCCCGCAAGGCAAAATCACTGGCGAAATAATGAAGCAAGCTGTTTTGGATATGGCAGAAACAGTCGATCATAAATTTGCTAATTTAACGCCTACGGTTGCAATGCAACTACAAAATCTACAAACAGAAGTACAGACATATTTTGGTGCTATGTTTAAAGATACAGGATTAGCAGAAACATTTGGTAATGCAATTAAATATATTGCTAATCATTTAGAGTTAGCAACTAAAGGTGCGGTTGCGTTTGGTGTCGCAGTTGCAGGAGCAATGCTACTTAAAACAGCAAGCTCTTTCCTCACAACAATTGACGCTATTAAAAAGGCTTGGATTGGTGCAACAGGTGCAGTAGAAGCGTTTAATCTGGTAACGAAAGCAACCCCGATTGGTTGGTTAATTGCAGGTGTTAGTGCTTTAACTCTTGGAATGGATTTATTATTTGATAAAGGTTTTGGTAAAAGTTTATTCCCTAGTTACGATCAAGATAAAGCAAAAGTTGACGATTATCTATCTCGTTTGAAAGATATTAACACTCAAATGGGGCTTATGTCTTACACTAAATTAGCACAAGAGAGTACGTTATTAAATCAAGCAATGGAGAAGAATAAAACTACTATTTCTGATACAGAAAAGAAAGTTGCTGATTTAAATGAAAAAATTGCTGAACAAGAGAAAAAATATAAAGAAGCAACGGCAACATTAGAGCGTTATAAAAACAAACAACTCACAGAAAAAGATGAGTATGCTATAGCACAAGGCGTTAAATTAAATGAATTAGCATTGCAACGTCAAGCAGAGGCACAACAAAATATAATCAATTTACAAGCTGAACATACAAATTCAACTCGAGATTTAGAGAAAGCTAACAACGATAACGTTGAAGTGATGAAATCTCTTTTATACAATTATGAGCAACAGATTGAAAAAATTGAAAATGCTAGAAAAGCTATTGAGGGTAAACAACAATCTGATATTGACGCAAATGAAGAATTAAAAACGCAGAAAAAAATCGTTGAAGAAAGCAAAGTTAAATATGACAAGTTAGTACAATCTGTTAAAGATTTACGTACACAATTACGTGGGTTACTTGGCTTACACGCTAATTTAGATCCTGCGATCAATGAAACTGGCGAAAAAGCAAAAGATAAAGTTGCAGACGAAATAGAAGCTCGTATTAAGAAAGAAACAAACTGGCTAGAGACTTATTCTAAGGTAAGTAAGAATGAACAAAAACGAATGGAGATTAGAAAACAATTAGCCAAAGAGTTAGCGAACGAGCGTTTTACCGACAAAGACGGAAACTTGACAGACGCAGGGAGCAAGTTAGTAAATGAGCGACTTGAAGCTCAAAAAGCAGTTGACGCTCGCAAAAAAGCAGACGCAGAAGCAGAGCGTAATGCTCGTAAACAGGCTAAAGACGCAGAAAAAGAGGCGAAACAACGTGATAATGAACGGCAAAAAGCCATTGAAAAACAAGAGCAGTATGTAGGCAAACTTAATGACGAATTGGCATTATTAAAAGAGGGTTATCAAAATTATAGCAAATACAATTCTCTTTATTCGTTGCGTTTAGAGTTACAACAAAAAGGCGTGAGTTTAACAGAACAACAAATGACCGCCATTAAGTTGAAAATTGACGCAGTTGAACGTGAAAAAGAATTAGCCAAAGAAATCAATAGTTATGAAGAAAATAGTTTAGCTCGTCAACGTGAACAACAACAGTTAAAACTTAACGCTTTAAGTAAAGCAAATGTTAGTGAAACTGATAGACGTATCGAATATGATAAAACATTAAGCGGTATGGGTGCTACTGCGAGCTTAGATCAAGGGATTACGGGCATTACAGAAGAATACCGCCTACATTATGAAGCTATCGATCAAATGCGGATTTCAGATCAAGAAAAAGAGACTGCTCGTAATGCGTTAAGACGACAACAAAACAGCGATTTGTTCGATCAGTATGTCAATAATATGAAAAATATGGGCGGTATGTGGGAAGTTCTTGGTAATACAATGACTACTTTTGAACAAGGTGCAACCACTGCGATTACTAACGTTCTCACAGGGACTAGCAGTATCGCAGACGCAATGCGGAGTTTGGCAAATACAATCTTAAATGAAGTTGTTAATTCATTCGTTAAAATGGGTGTGCGTTGGACACTGGAACAAGCAACAATGCTAGCGACAGGTAAAGCCAATCAAGCTACCGCAACCGCAGACGCAGTAGCAAGCGGTACAGCGATTACCAGTGCTATGACCCCCGCAGCCACAGCGACAGCCGTAGCAACACAAGGGGCAAGTGTGGGTACAGGTATGACCGCTTTAATGGGTGCATTTATGGCAATTCCTATGTTAATTGCTCTTGCAGGTAAACGTAAAGATGGCGGTACAGTAAATGCAGGCTCACTTTATCAAGTTGGCGAGGGCAATGCACCTGAAATCTATCGATCTAGATCTGGTCGTCAATATATGATTACAGGGGATAACGGTCGAGTGTTCTCTAATAAACAAGTAATGGGTAATGGTGGTGGAAATGTAGTACACGTTACTCAAAACGTAACTATTAACGGCAACGGAAACATTGACGCTAATACATTGAGCGAATTTAGAAACCAAACAAGAAGTGTTGTTTATGAAGTATTGGCTAATGAACAACGAGACGCAGGGGGAATGTTAGCGTGAGTATAGAAACTTTTAATTATCCAGTTCAAACAGGTGTTAGTGAAAGCGTTAAGGCTAATATTAACGTAGTACAATTTGATGATGGATATGAGCAACGAACTAAGAAAGGTATTAAAAATTTAAAACGCACATTTAACGTAACATTTAAAGGGACTTATTTCAATAAAAATGGAAGAATTGTTGTTGACGGAGACAGTAAAGCCGTAACAGATTTTCTGGAACGTCAAGAGGGCTACAAAGCGTTTAATTGGACTTCCTATTTATACCCTAACAATAGACCTATCAAAGTATATTGCGAAGAATGGTCGCCAGTTTATAATAATGGTGTAATCGAAATATCAATGACATTTAAGGAAACTTTATAATGGCGTTAGAATTACCAGTAGGAATGAAGTTAGAGCTTGCTAAGTTAGAGCAAGACGCTTTATTAGAATTATGGGATATAGATTTGACACGATTAACTTCCGTAAGAGGCACACAAGGCATTATGTATCGCCTACACAATGGGGTTAATGAAAAAGGCGAAAGCGTTGTATGGAAAGGGCAAACATATCAACCCTATCCAATTAAAGGATCTGGATTTGAAAACAGTGTCAAAGGCACAAGTAACCGTCCCACTTTAGCAATCTCTAATTTATTTGGTTTAGTAACTGGTTTAGTCAATGAGTTTGACGATTGTCTAGGGGCAGTTGTTTGCAGACGACAAGTATATGCAGATAATTTAGACCCTATCAATTTCGCTAATAATAGCAACCCTAAGCATAACAGAAATAACGAAATTGTCAATTATTATGTTATCGAACAAGTTGAAAGTTTAGCGATTGATATTGTTCGTTTTAAATTAGCTGTTCCAACAGAGCTAGACGGTTTATTATTACCTGCTCGAATGATGATGGCTAACACGTGCCAATTTATTTACCGTAGCCCCGAATGTGGCTATACAGGTAACCCAGTTGCAGATGAAAAAGACCAACCAACCACTGACCCTAAAAAAGATAAATGCTCAAAATGTTTAACAGGGTGTGCGTTGAGAAATAATACCAGAAACTTTGGTGCATATATTGCGATTGATAAATTGTAGGCTAATATGATTACAGAAGAATTAAAACAAATTTTAATAAATACCGCTAAAAAAGAATTTCCTAAAGAAATGTGCGGTATTTTATTTTTAGATGAAGATAACAACGTCAAATTTAAACAATGCGATAATTTGTCCGATAATCCAACAGAATTATTTGAAATGGATAATTCTGTTTTAATTGATTATGATGTTGTTGCTATTGTTCATTCGCATACAAACGGACGAAATTATTTGTCAAAATATGATATGCAAAATCAAAGATTATTAAATTTAGATTGGGTGTTAGTATGTGATAATGCGGTTATAAAATATCGTCCAATTGCACCATTATTAGGTCGCCCGTTTGAATTTAATAAGCAAGATTGCTATAATCTTTTTAGAGACTGCTATATGCTTGCAGGTTCAGACCACTTGCCTGAATTTAAATATCCTGACAATTGGTATGAACAAGGAATGAATTTATATGTTGACAGATTACCTGAATATGGGTTTGAAAAAGTTGATGTACCAGAAATGGGAGATGTAATTTTATTTACTATTGGTTCAGATATTCCTAATCACGCAGGCGTATATATTGGTAATCAATTATTTATTCATCATTCAATTGACAGATTAAGTAAACGAGATATTTTAGGTGGATATTGGTTGAAGAATACACATTCAATTTGGCGGTATAAATGGAAATCACAGTTAAACTTTACGGCAATCTTAGAAAATTTGGAAATGAATTTAAACTAATTGATGTACAAAATACAGCAGAGGCATTAAACGCCTTATATTGTCAATTAAATGGTTTTCGTATGGCAATTCAAAAAGGCTTATTTAATATTAAAGCTGACGAAAAAGAATTTACAATGGAAACGCTAAGAGATGATGTTAAAGAACCTCTTAACGACAAAACAACAATTCATATTTTACCTATTATCGCAGGTAGTGGTGGTGTTGTTCAAGCGATTACAGGTGCAGTATTAGTTGTTGTAGGTTTTATATCAGAACAATATTATCTCGTTGGTGCAGGTCTTGCAATGATTGCAGGGGGCGTGGCACAGATGTTGACAAAAACCCCATCAATAGATCAACCTAATCGAAATGAAACAGAGAAAAAACAATCAACTTCTTTCTCAAACCTACAAAACTTGGTGGCTCAAGGTCGCCCAGTTCCCCTTGCTTATGGGCGTATTCTCGTAGGCTCGCTAATTATTGGCAAAGGTGTTGAAACATTAAAAGTTGAATTATATAAGCCTGATGAAACCGTCAACAATAAACGAGGTTTTTGGGGTTTAAAACGTAGAAGATAGGATAGATTATGGGTTTATTTAGTAGAAAAAAAGGCGGTAGCTCACATACGCCCGTTGAAGCAAAAGAAACAGGACGCAGTTTCCAGATCTTGCGTATGCTTGAAGTTATTTCAGAGGGCGAAATTGAGGGTCTTGTTGATGATATGAAATCAGTGTATCTGGACAAGACCCCTTTATGTAACGCTGACGGTACTTTCAACTTTAAAAACGTATCAGTGTACGCAAATGTTGGTACGCAAGATCAAGATGTTTTACCTGAATTTAATTCCGTTGAAAAAGAAATCAACGTAGGTAGTAAGATTTTAAAAGATAAACCCCTTATTAAAACCGTTACTGATGTTAATGTTACTCGTATTCGTATGACGCTAGGTGTTGAGCGATTATTGCGACAAGAAGATAACGGAGATACTAACCCGACTTCTGTATCAATGACTATTGAAGTTTTAAAAAATAATAGCGTTGTTGGAAGTCAAACATATACATTCAACGGTAAGTATTCAAATGCGTATCGTGAAATGTTTGATCTTACTGTACCGCAACCCCCTTTCTCTATCCGTGTAAGTCGTGTTGAGCCTGATAGTTCGACAAATAAAGTGCAAAATACTTGTTTTTGGTCTAGCTATACAGAAATCATTGACAAAGAATTTGCATATCCTAATACTGCTTTAATTGGTATTAAAGTTGACAGTGAGTATTTTAGTAATGTGCCAGTTAGAAATTATGAGGTCAACGGCTTAATTATCAAAGTACCTAGTAACTATGACCCTGAAACACATACTTATACATCTGACTTTTGGGACGGGTCGTTCAAATCAGCGTGGAGCAACAATCCTGCTTGGGTGTTCTATGATTTAGTAACAAATACCCGTTACGGTATGGGTAAACGTTTGCAAGAGTTTAACATTGACAAATGGCAATTATATGCTATTGGTCGTTATTGTGATGAATTAGTGCCTGACGGTTTCGGTGGTAAAGAACCTCGAATGACCTGTAATATCTGGATTACAGACCAACGCAAAGCCTATGACTTAATCAATGATATTTGCTCTATTTTCCGTGCAATGCCAGTATGGAACGGTCAAGCGTTGACAGCAATTCAAGACCGTAAAGCTGACCCTGTATGGACGTACAATAACTCAAATACAATTGGCGGTTTTACTCGTCAACGTTCCGCTCGAAAAGCAAGACACAACACTATTCAAGTTGAATATATTGACGCTAGCGATTTTTATGAGAAAAAGGTTGAGAGTGTTAGTGATGACGTATTAGTAGCCCGCTTTGGCGAAAATGTTAAAAAAATTACAGCGTTCGGTTGTACTTCACGAGGTCAAGCATACCGTACGGGGCGTTGGCTTTTAGAAACTGAAAAACTGGAAACAGAGACAATTACATTTACCGTAGGTCAAGAGGGTGTAATGCACTTGCCTTACGATATTATTGAAATTGCAGACAGCCAGTATGCAGGTGTAAATGTGGGCGGTCGTGTATTAGCAGTTAATGGCACACAATTGACACTTGACAGATCTATTGAAATTGACGATAAAAGTTATTTGTCTTATGTTTCTGCTAAAGGTATTACAGAGAATGTAAAAATCGTTAGCTTTAACAAACAAAATAATGTTGTAACAGTTGCTAAAAATTTAAACGGTATTCCAGAATTGACAGTATGGGCTTTATCAACTAAGCGTATCACAACTGGATTATATCGTGCAATCTCTATCAAAGAGAATGACAATGCAAATGGTAAAACCTACACAATCACGGCATTACAGCACGTTCCTGAAAAAGAGGACATTGTAATCAATGGAACTCACTTTGACCCTAAACCTCAAACAGTTTACGGAGATGTTGTTGACGCAGAGATTGCGTATGACGGTTCACGTTTAACTGTTAGCGGTAAAGTTAATGGTTCGTTTAATGTTTTATCGTCAAGAAACATCACGAATTACACTGTAAAATTATTAAAAAACAACTCGCTTGTTTATATAGAGAAAGGATTGCAAAGTCCTGACATCAACGTTGACAATTTAGAAAATGGTGCGTATGAGGCTGAAATTTCAGCGTATAACGATAAAAATCAATTATTAAGTCAATATACTAAAAGATTTACAATTGACAGACCGCCTCTTGTAACAGGAATTAGTGTTACAGGGCATTTATCTAGCGTTATTTTAACTTGGGCTTTAGTTGATGATACTACACAAACAGAAATTTGGTGTAGCACGGTTGATGATATTAACACAGCTTCTTTAGTTGAAAGAATTGTAGGCGGTTACTATGCTCACGAAATTGGAAGCAGACAAGTTCGTTATTATTGGTTACGCCATAAACGGGGTGTCAATGTAGGCAAATTCGATCAAACTCAAGGTCGTAAAGGCGAAAGCGGTGTTAATGTTCAAGCTGAATTAGAGTTATTAAACAAAGAATTGAGCAAAAACATTATATCTGAAATTATAGATACTGCTTTACCTGCTCGTAAATTAGGTATGACTTTATATGTTAGCAATTTAGATGTTAATACATATCAAGGTCAAAAACAGGTTTATGACGAAACTAGTAATAAATCCTATACTTGGAATGGTACAAAATATGTTCCAGTAGAAACAGAATTATGGGCGAGTAAAATTAAAGGCATTATTCAACCTAACCAACTTGCACCAATTCCAACAACTAATTTAGCAGGAAAATTAACTGACGAACAGATTAGTCAAATTAGTGCTACAAAACTAATTGGCAATATTAAGATTTCTCAAATTCCGTCAATTCCGACAAATAAGTTGACAGGGTTATTGACTGACGCACAAGTACAAAGTATTTCCGCAACAAAAATTAACGGCACGCTTGATATTTCCAAAGTGCCTGCTATTCCTACAAGTAAATTAACAGGTATTATTTCAGACGCTCAATTAGAAGCAGTATCCGCAAATAAAATTAGTGGTGTGTTAGATATTGCGAAAGTGCCAACCATTCCTACCACAAAATTAGGCGGTCAAATTTCAGAGGATCAAATTCAATCGGTTAGTGCGTCAAAAATCGCAGGCGTAATTGATATATCGAAAGTACCGTCAATTCCTACAACAAAATTAAGTGGAAAAATTAGTGATACGCAATTGGTTGCAGTTAGTGCTTCTAAAATTAGTGGGACTATTGATATATCCAAAGTACCTAATGTACCGACAACGAAATTAACAGGTACAATCAGTGCCGAGCAAATTGCCGTAAATGCAATCGGGACTAATCATTTAGCGTCAAACGCAATCACATCTGAAAAGATTAAAGCAGGTGCTATTGACGCTCAAGCCATAGCGAGTAATGCTATTACGGCTGAAAAGATTAAAGCGAATGAAATTGGTACAAACCATATTGCTTCAAACGCTATCACAACAGACAAAATTTTGGCTAACGCTATCAATGCGGAAAAAATTGCGTCTAATGCGATTGAGACACGTAATATCAAAGCCAATGCGATTGGAACTAATCATATTGCGTCAAATCAAATTACAGCCGAGAAGATTAGAGCAGGCACACTCACAGCAAGAGAAATTGCGTCAAATGCAATTACTTCCGAGAAAATCAATGCAAATGCTATCACTGCTCAAAAAATAGCGTCTGACGCAGTCGAGACACAACACATTAAAGCTAATGCTGTTACGGCTAATCAGCTTAATGCAAATGCTGTAACAGCCGAAAAAATCCTAAGTGGTGCAATCACTTCGGATAAAATTATGGCAAATGCGATTATTGCTGACAAAATCGCAAGTAATGCTATCACTACTACTAAGATTGACACTAACGCTATTACCGCCCAGAAAATTGCGGGAGACGCTATTGAAAGTAACCATATTAAAGCAGGGTCTATTATTGCAGGTAAATTAGCAAGTAATTCAGTTGTAGCAGGGAATATTGCGACTGACGCTGTTACGGCACGAAACATTAAAGCAGGATCTATTGAAGCCGAGAAATTAGCAGTTAATAGTGTGGGTGCAAATGCTATTCAAGCAGGGGCTATATTGACAGACCACTTACACGCTAATTCTATTACTTCTGGCAAAATTCAAGCAGGTGCGATTAGTGCTAGCCATTTACAAGCAGGTCAAATTTCAACGGATAAGTTAGCAGTTGGTTTGGGTGGGAATTTATTATATAACCCGATTTTTGCTAACAATGCTTACGGTTGGAGTTATTTTAATAATCGAGGCGGAGATTGGAATAATTGCCCAACAACAAGTGCATTTGGACGAGGTTATGATAAAAATGATTTTCACCCTAAAGGCGAGCAAACAGAAGAATGGCGATTACTTTCAATTAGTGGAACACAAGCACAATTTAATACGCTCGCAGAACGTGGTTCTTGGGTTGATATTTGTCGCCAATTTGTCAATGTAGTCGCTAATAGATGGTATATTGTAAGTGCGTATGTTGGTGGATTTCATTGTGCAGGGCAAATACTTGTTGAAAAATATAATGCTGATGAAAATCAATATCTCGGGCTTGTCGCAGAAACGCCTATTGCAGGTCAAGATGATATTCATAATAAACCTGCTAATTTTATCCCTGCTTATTCTGGCGAATTTACTAAAGGATTACAGCAAGGTGCAAGAAGAATTTGGGTTAAATTTAAAGCCCCTGACACAGGTAAAATTTCATTAGTATTTCGTCTTAACCGATATGCAAAAAATCAAACTTATGCGGATTTTTATCTTGCCCGTCCGATGTTACAAGAATGTACAGAATATGCTACACAACCTAATGAATGGCAAAATGCAGGTGTTACTTCAATTCACGGTGGGTCTCTTGTTACAGGCACGATTACGGCTGATAAAATTGGTGCAAATCAAATCACGGCTAATCATATTGTAAGTGGTGCAATCAATGGAGATCATATTGCAGGAAATACCATTACTGGTAATAAAATTAAATCAGGTGCAATTGAAGCAGGGCATATTACAGTATCGACATTGTCCTCGTTAAGTGCTAATCTAGGCTCTATTACAGGTGGAGCAATCAAGATTGGATCAATGAACGGTGATTATGGCACATTGTTTGAAGTTAATGCTCAAGGTGGCTTCCGATTGATTTCTCGTGATAGTTCGGGTGGTATCGAATTATCAAGTAAAACACGAGCATTGACTGTATGGGACGGTGTAAATGAAGTTGTGAGAGTTGGTAGATTATAATGTATTACATTGATGAAGTAGTTAAAATAAATAAGTCGTTTACTGAAAAGATTGATTGTGGGTATCATATGATCGCTCGTTTAACGATTGATTATATAAATAAAAACACAATGATTGAATTAGCCAGTTGGCGAGATAAACAATCATTTTTAGATCGTGGCGAAAGTTTAGTGAGCTTTTTGACGGTAAATGATAGCCCACGATTTAGTGTTGACCCTAGCCTATTTGCACTAAGAGCATTAACAACGGTTGAGGGGTCGCCTTTCTATCATAAACAAGTTAAGTGCGATTATGATTTAGATCATATTTCGCAAGTATGGGTAAATCCAACCACTGACAAAGTTGAGTAATCAAGGGGAAACAAATGCAAGTATTCTTATTCAATCAAAAACTAATTTCTGTAATCAACCGTAAAGAAGAAATTACGGACGAAACGTGCTTAATCACAGAGCAAGAGCGTGAAAAGATTGAACAAACGCTTTATGCAAAAGGGTATTTCTGGCGTATTGACAAATACACTGTTGGAGCAAGTGGAGCAAAACCGAGTGAAAACCATAAGTGGAATGAAGAAAAGCACGAATGGGAGATTGACGAAGAATTAGTCAATGCAAACTTAGCTAAGAAACGTGCTGAATTGTGGGAAAACATCAAACAAAAACGTTTAGAAGCAACAAGAACAGGTGTTGAAGTTACACTTACTGACGGTCAAATTCGCCATTTCCATACAGATCAAGTAGCTCGACAAGAATATGACGGTATGGGGGTTACTATTGTTCTAGGTTCTTTTGAAGAAAGAAAATGGAAAACAATCGAAAATGATTGGATTACATTAACTCTTGACAACTTCAAAGCCTTAGTTAATGCAATTAAAAATAAAATCGATCACGATTACCGCAATGCTGAAATCCTAAAAGCTCAAATAGAGAAATCAATTGAGCCAGAAAACATTGATCTAAATCAAGGTTGGAGTAAATCTTATGCCTAATTACGGGTTTAGAGCTTATGAGAAAAGTTCCGAAAAGGAATTTACGCAAGCAAATAATCAATATATGCTAAGAGCCACAGATCATAGTGGAACGCCTTTTGTACGAGATATAGATTATAACATTGATTTTGGAAATTTACCTAAAGAGAAAAGGAAAACCGTATTCACACTCCCAAAATCTATAATTAGCGAGTTTAAAAATAATGGTTGGGAATTTCATTTTATTCCTATGCCTTTTGATCAAGGTAAAGATTTGTACTATATCCCAATTATTGATTTAGTTGATATTCAGCAAAAATTAAAAAATTGGGACGGAAATGATATTATATTCAATGTTTATTATGTGCCAAAAAATTTGACAATATATTTCCAACAAATACGAAGATGGATACAAGATCACAATATAAAATGCGGGTGTTTTATATTAGTAGGGTTTAGATAAATGACAAATAATTTTGGTTTTAAAATAAATAATAAACTTTATCCAGATCGCTCTAGTTTTGCTAATATGGCAATTTGCTATTTAAAAAAAGAGACTAATGCACCATTTGCTTTACCAATGATGGAATATTCACATACAAATCAATACCAGTTTGTGTATGATACAATTGATATGTCTAAAGCATATCAAGCTCGTGATTATTCTCGTTATTATGTTAAAAACGGAAAAGTTCAGCTTGTTAAAGCAGGTATGCCCTATGCAAATGATATTTTTCGCAACTATTTATATATTAAAAAGCACGGGGCAAAAACAAGCGACGATTTTCTTACCGTAAACAGGATTGAAAAAGTATATGATTTGAATGTTTTATACGATAACAAATTATACGGTGCTGAAATAAGTGATGGTGCTTATAGTTTTTCAACACGAAATAGATATATTAAAATTATCGATCATTTCTATATTGGCGGTTTATTAGGTTTAAAACCACCATCATTTAATTACAAATTTAACTATGTAAAAAAAATAGGCGTTTGTTTACCTAGTTTGATTTATGGCGACATAGCTGATTACTATCCCCCAGACGATCAATGGTTATTTACAGTTAAAGATAATCAATTTTATTGTAGATTTAGAAATTATGACCCGCCCGCACAAGAAATAGTACATTCTAAATTTCAACTGTATAATAAACACACACAAGAGTTTAGTTTTGGTGGGTCGGATTGTTTAATTGTTGATTTAAGTGATTTATTTTAAATAGAAGATTTGTTTATGATTTATGTAGCTTTTTATAAACACAAACGGGAACGAAAAAGTCTAAAAGATTGGTTATTTCGTTTGTTTGACGATATTACGAAATTCTTTACACACGGCAAATATAGCCATTGCGAATTAGTGCTTAAAACAAACAAAGAGGGAGAATACGCTTGTTTCACTTCCTCTAACAGAGACGGTGGAGTTCGTAAAAAAATAATGGAATTACCGCCAGACCGTTGGGATTTAATTGAACTTGATGTAAAATATACATCTGTTTTAAACTTCTATCGTGAAACGGTTGGGTGTAAATATGATTTATGCGGTGCAATTGGGGTAGTTACTCGTTTTGGCAATGTTAAAAACCGTTATTTCTGCTCTGAATGGTGTGCTGAAGCCCTCAAATTGAAACAACCGCATAAATATAGCCCAAATTCTCTTTATCAATACTTAAAAGGAAAAGAAAATGCAATTTAATAAAATACAAAATCCAATTTACACAACAATCACACATTTTACACAACAAGAGGATAACTCTATTAGTGCAAAATACGTTGTGGGTACAGGGGAAGATCAAGACGGACAAATTGTGAATTTCGTTGCAATTTGTGAAACCTACAAATATATTCCCCCTAATAAAGCGGTAGAGCTTGTAAATGCACCAATGACGCAGGACGATTTAGGGAAAACCCCTCAAGAAATTATGCTTGACCGCATTTACAAATATTTGAAAGAAGCAAACGAAATTGTGATTTAAGTCGAGGTAAAATATGGAACGGTTATTGTGGGTAATTCAAGGGTTAGTTTTAATCTTGTGTGTATTATTCTTTACAATAACCGTTCTTGTTTTGTAAAGATATATGGACGAAGTAACACAAATCGATCTAAGCCATTATCAAGGTACGGACAAAGATTATATCTTTGAAATTGTCAATGATGATGAAGAAGAAACAGCCTACAATGGGTTGAACAATGCACCTTTTGAAATGTGGATTAAGCCGTCTAAAGGCGAGACAATCAAACTATCTACACGAACAGGGGAAATTGCCGTCAATGATAATGTGATTGTTGTTAGTATCAGAAATGCACATACCGCTAATGCTAAATGGGAAATTGCAGATTATGATATATTCACACTAATTGACGGTAAAATAACAGCTATTGTAACAGGCACTTTTACATTGCAACATTCTATCACAAAAGAAATTCCTAAACGAAATGAAGTGTGAAAAATTTAAAGTTAGGTTGAAAACAAAACAACCTAGAATTAAAGTTAAATTGAGCAAGAAACAACAAACTTGTGATGATTTAATTTTACCAAATTTATTATTGATTTACAATTTAGCTAAAACATAAGGGGTAAAAATGGACGTTAACGCTAAAGATAATTTAGTTGCATTTGCAAAACAAGTAGGTGCTGACTATAAAGAATTACGAGAATTATTGCAACGTTTAGGCAACGTGCCAACTAATGTAGTTACTGCTGAACAATTACAAACACAATTGACGCAATTTGAAAACAAATTAAAAGGTGGCGAATTAGCTGAAAACCTTGACACTTTATTTGAAATTGCACAGAAAATTAACAGCATTGTATCTGACAATGAAGTTGCAAAATCTTTAGTTGAAACATTAAACAGTGTTAAAGAACGTATAACAACTTTAGAAACAAATGCTACACTAGATCTATTGACAGTATATACCAATGCTAAAAATGGGGTTGCACAGTAATTATGGTGGATAAGGTTAGCGGAAATCTTGTTGAAACAATAAAAGCTATTGGGGAAGATATACGCTTATTAAGTACGACAATAGTCGGAGTAGGTCGCCCAGATAAACCTGATACAACCAATGGGAAAATCAAAGGCACTGAACCTAACGGATCTGTTTATGAAAGTATGGACGGTGCAGGCGTTGGTGCTTGGCAATGGCAAAAACGTGATGATAAATGGGTTGTTACAGTAGGAGATACTGGTTTAATCACTCTAAAAACTCAAAATTTAAAAGCAGGGGCACATATTAAACTACAGCGTGTCAATAATATTGTGTTCTGTTTTATGGGCGGTTTATCTTGGGGGTTGTTTGGTTATCTAGGTAAAAAAGAAAAAGGTTATATCCCAAGACAAACAGGGCGTATTGATATTGTAGGACAAGGTTATATCCCTGTTGGATTTCGAGCTGTATCTTCTCTTAGTTATTCATTTTATGATGACGATACAGGGCGAGCTGTGGCAAACTTGTATATTGGCGGTCAAAAAGATAGTAATTTTATGAGAATTACGCCATTTCACGAAAACCCTAAAATACGAGGGAATGACGCTATCCCAGATGTTGGTGCTAATAATTTACGAACACCTGCTATTATATGGATTACTGACGAGAAATGGATAGAGACAAGATAAAAAAGAACCCCTGTTCAAAATGAATAGGGGTTTTTACTAACCTAAGGAATTTTAATGAAATCTTAAACAACCTACAAAATCAAAACAAGCACTCAACTCGATTTTTAACTTTGTAGCCAATATCATACAGCATACGATCTGCATAGTCAACATAATAATTGTAATTTATATCAGTTGGAAGTGTTGACGGTAAATCTAGCAATAATTCAGCGTTATCAGACTTAGGCACTTTATTCCCATTTTTAGCATATTGTAGGTAGTCTTGACTTTCTGTTGAAATATAAAACCGTGCAATACGACCGAATTTTTGACCTCTAAATACGCCACCACCTCTAACAGCTCTAACGGACAAAAACTGTCTAACATCTGTACAATTTTTAATCGTTTCTTCAATAGGCACATTTTTTGTCAAATAATCAACAACGGCATTACGACAAATTAAAAAGTCAGGGGTAGTTTTCAATTTAAAGTTGCTTTTATCCGTAAACCAGTGGTCTGCGAAAGAGCCTTTACGTTTAGCACCTTTGATAATTTGACAATTTTCATCAGATTTAACAGCAATATAGTTATTGACGTTTGCTGAATAAAGAGCGTGATAGAATGTATCTTCTGTTGTAAAGTTACAATCTTTTTCCCATTGACGAACAATACTATTGACGGTATCTAATTGGTCTTTATGATAATACATTACAATGCCGTCTGTATTAGCTGATACAACTTTAATTCCTGCTAATTCCAATCGTTCAATAAGCATTAACAATGATAGTTGACCTGTTAAACAAACAGAAATCATCAATTCAGGGGCATAGACTTTAGAATATGGGCTACCGAGCTTACCATACAACCCGTTAATGACGATTTTTTTACTGTTCGCCAACTGTTTCTGTTCAGCACGTTCAGCAGGGGTCAAATTTGGGTCGCTAGAGCGTCTTTTATGTTCAAGACGAGGATTTACTAGCTCAAGCTCATATACCTCTAAAAACGCTTCTCCGATTGATTTAGGGGCATAGCGATTGTTAATAATTATTCGTGGGTAAAAGCTATCTACGTCAACATCTCGTAATCTATAATCTTCATCACAAATAATAGTTTGGGCTTTCTCCTGCGAATGTAAGCCACCGATCCCCAACTTGTAATCAGTCGTGCCAATTCGGATTTTGAGCTGTGCTACGCTGTCAGGGATTGACGGGCTACCCGACTTATCCACAAGATATTCAGCGTTATTCACAGTTTCCAATACATTTGTTAATAAGTCTGTGGAAAACTTAATATAATTTGGGGAAAAATACCGTAAGATTTTCCCACGATAATTCATTGGTTGCGGTAACCGTCTCCCTAAGCGTTTTTCTACCAGTTGGATAGTAACACGTTCGCCAATTTGAGCGTCTGATAGTGAGCGTAAATCCATACTGAATTGTTGGCTCATAAATTTACGCATATCAATTTCTGTATGTAAATCACATTTTAAAGAATGTGTATTTGTAATATCTTTGATACAGTAATTGTAAACAACCGTTATTTCTTCATCTGTCAATTTTTGATGTGGCTCATACGGTAAATCTTGCAATCTTTCCCCTAATCGTCTCGCTGAATACATTTTCAAGCTGATTTTATTTGGGTCTGGTGCAATCTCAATCAAATCGTAAGTATTGATGTTGAGTTTATCGTTATGGGAATATCTATCTTTAATATTCCACCAACGCATTTCATTTTCAATCAAATCTTTTGACAATTTGTAGAGACTATCATTTGTAGCATTTGCGGATAAAAAATGCCGTAGCATAGGAATATCATAGCTATTGGAATTAAAACCAACTAATACGAAATTCTGACAAATAAAAGCTAATTCTGTCAATTGATTAAAAGGCTGATTATTACGTTTTTCAAAAGCAACAACATATTTACCTTTAAATAAGAATTGGATTAAGAAGTAATTAGGATATGTTTCAATATCAAACTCAACTTCTTCCCCATATTGAACAAGGTCTTTACAACCTTGCATAGCTAAGTATTGATTTAATGTGTTAATCATTTAATATTTTTCCTATATAACCACGAATTAAACCGCTTTCAGATAAAAAAGACATACCTTTTTCATTCGTTTTGAAATATTTACCCCAAAACAACGCAACTTTTAAATGGCGGTATAAACATTTAAAAATAAATGGTTCGTTCGTAAAACTAGGATAATGAATTTCCGAATTTTCAGCTTGACAAAATGTGTTATTAAAAAATACCGCATTTTGTAAACTAATTTTGTTAATTAAATTGATTTGCTCTTTAACTAACACTGGAATTTCAATATTGGGGGCTTCCCATACTTTATCCAAAGTGGTAACTAAACGATTGTAAGTTGCGGTTATAAGTTCATTACGCCCTAAAGCTAAATTAGGCATATAGAATTTCAAACCGTTCGCAAATTCAATCAGTAAAAACTCATTGACTAAATCCATTCCTACAATATCCTCTTTCTTTATTTTATTGAAATAAAGAATTGCGGATAACGGCAACGCAATTGTAGGCATACCAAAGTCTAATTGTGCTTGAATAATATTAAATCTGTCTGTACAAATAGCCGTACCATTATGGATAATTAACGTTTCAGATAAGAAATCAACATTTCCTGCGTTTGCAATATGTTGAACATAATTCTCTGCGATTGTTGTAATCCATTTGAAAAGACACGGGCTTTCTTCGCATTTGACATTTGTCGGTGCGTTAAAGAAGTTGATTGTTAAATTTAAACTGTCGATAGGTAACGTTTCAATATTGTAATCTGTTTCGTCAAAATGAACAAAAACTTTACCATCTTTACTGATAATTACACTTTCGCCTTTAACATTACGTAAAACTGTTTCAAGTTGATACAAATCAATGCAACAATCAAATGGAATTTCAATAGGGATTTCAGCTTGAATAAAACCATTTCCAAAATACAGTACGCCATCTTTAACAACACCGTATTTCTCATAAATCAAACCTTTACTTTTTACTAAAGGTCTCAAAACTTTCAATTTGTCAAGAATTAGTTTGCTCATTTATTTACCCTTAAATTCGTGTTTCAAATTCAGTTAAAAGATTGCGTAATTTACAACTGATTTCTTTACTCATTGGAATTTCTAAAACTTCCCCGTACTTGTCAACTGTTAGCATAATACGTTTCTCATCAGTTTCCCAATCTTTTGTAAGCGTAACAGTCAAATCGACCATTTGTTCTACTTCAATAACATTTTCCATATTTATTCCTTAGAAAGTAACAGATTTAATTTCAGGATATTTTTTGTTAATGTGTACCGTAATCATTGACGGTTTTTTCAATCCATCAGCACGACCCAATACTTCATATACTCGATCTGGACAAGGATCTGCTGAACGCTGACCCCACCACATTTCAGCTCTTTTACGGGCGTAACCAGTATGCTCAAAACACACATATTCCTTGTAACGAGACAAACCACAAAGATACGTTACCTCAAGCGTAGGTATGCCACCATTTGCCGATTTATGTTCATTGTAAATCACTTGATCTACTGGGATTAGTTCATATTGAGGGCTTGTATCTTTAATCAGCTCAAGTGTACTTGCTGTCTGAAATAGATTGCTCTCAAACGTAAATTCTGTACCGCATACTTCACAATAACGGGCTTTAGCGTGATTGTAGCAATTACATTCTTTGCATACTTTGACAGGGGCTTCTCCACCACCAACACCCTTTCTGACTTTACGGCTAGGGATATTCGGATCGTTGATACAACCTAATCGCTTAGTGTTTCCTGCGAAGTCAAGCACTAAACAATTCTCTTTTGTTGGATAGGGTCTAGTACCACGACCTAACATTTGAACCCAAAGACCGACTGATTGCGTTGGACGCAACATACCAATTAAGTCTATTTTAGGATTGTCAAACCCTGTTGTCAACTTATTATTGTTCACTAAACAAGTCAATTTTCCTTGTTTAAACGCATTGATAACATCATCATTTTCCCTGTTAGATAATTTTGAATGGCACACTGCTGAAGCAATTCCTAAACTCAATAGCATAGCGTTGACGTGTTCGCAATGTTCAACTGATGTACAAAAGATAATCCAACTGGTGCGATTTTGTGATAGCCCACATTCAACGATTTCACGAACTGCGTTAAATGTAATTTCGTCTGTATCTGATACCTGCTCTAATTGTTTCTTGTTATAGTCGTCTCCAACCATAGAAAGATTAGAAGTATCAATTTCAACGGTTGTTCTACGAGGAATGAGAGGGGCTAAATATCCCTCTTTAATCAATCTGACAAACATATCAGGTTGTGTCAAATCATAAATTACTTCCCCAAAAATACCGTTTTCTGTCAATTGACCCGATTTCATACGATAAGGGGTTGCCGTTAAACCAATAACTTTAATATAGGGGTTTTCTTCATAAAAAGCAGAAATTATCTTACGATATGTTGTTTCTTCTTTTTCAGAAATTAAGTGAGCCTCGTCAACAATTAAAAGGTCAATTTTACCAAAATGGGGTAATCCCTGCTCTTGTTGACGTTCTATGTATTTATATACAGATTGCATAGAACCAAATGTAATTGGTCGTCCAACATCTCGCTCTTTCAAACCTGCTGAATAAATCCCTAAAGGGGCTTGTTGCCATACCCCTTTTAATTTTTCAGCATTTTGTTGCACTAATTCTTTGACGTGTGTCAACATCATAACCCTTGTTGTAGGATATGCCATTAAAGCACGTTTGATAAATTCAGCAATGATTACACTTTTTCCTGTTCCTGTTGGAAAGGCTAATAGGGGGTTGTGAGCATAGTTATAATTCATCAATGCTTCAATTCCCTCTTCTTGATACCAACGCAATTCAAACATTATTTACCTCTCATTGTTGATAAATATCTCAACACATTTAACCACCCTTTAAGTTTAAAGGTTGCACGTCTTTTATGGTAAACATTTGCAAAATCTTTTGTAGTATAATAAGTAACAACAAGATCAGGGTTAATATAAATGTTAAATAAACCTGTTTCTCCAATATAACTGGATTGTAATCCAAATAAACGCACATAATTACGCATATTTTTAGTTATATGGCAAGGTAGCCAAATTTTGCCGTTTATAGTTCTGTATTTATTTACGTTTAACATTTATCAACCACCTATAAATTGATAAAGTTTATAATAAAACATAAGTTTAAAAGTAATAGCAACAATACAGATTGAAAATATTGTTGCTAGTATCGCATAGTATAAAATTTTACTCATATCAATTCCTTAATGGCATAACCACCATATAAAACCAAATACTACGCTACATACAATAATTGTACCAACAATTATTAAAATAATTAAAGCTGTTAGTGCTTCTTCATAAGGCGTTTTCATAAATTAAATCCCATTACTTAACAAATACTTTCCCAACAGCCGTATTCTTTATCAATAATATCGTCTGTTAAAATTTGCTGATGTTTATTACATACCCACAATTTATCCTTAGCAGGTTCAGCGTGTTTACAGCTTCTACAATTTCGGTCAATCTCGCCTTTAGCGTGGCAAATCGGGAAATAATTACACATTTTGCATAGCCAGAAAGTTGGATTTTCGTGTAGGCGTGGGAGCGGTTCTTGAGACATAATAATCCGATCTGCTTTCATTACTAGAGTTTCCCCTGTTTTATGATTAAGGGGTACAATCTCTAAATGTAAAGCGTCATCATTTTTATTAACCGCTACATAACACACATAATTCAACTTCATCATATACCCATACGCACAACATTGAGCATAGTGTACTGGTTTAGATAATTTCATTCCTTTAGCTTTTAACTCTTTGAATGATTTATCCCCGTGTGTTTTAAACTCAAATAATACTTCTTCTGTCAATCCGTAGTTTTCTGGTAAATAACCTCTACCGTCAAGAGAACCGCCACTATGCCCGTTAGACGCAGATACTTTCCATTGAACAGGATATGTAATACCTTGTTCGTTAGCCTCACTCACATAATACAAATCGTCCGATACATCAATATAACCCTCTGAATTCAATTTTTCTAATGCGATAGCGTCAACTTTAGTTACAACAAATTCACAACGATTTTTAATGAACAAACGATAACTCGGATCAAAAGGATTAACGGTACACCCGATACCTCTTAAATAATCAATAAACCGATCTTCTTCTTTATGCCCTCTATCAAACAAACGTTTAATTCGAGGTTCTGGCTTAGGCATTTTGCACCAACGAAAACCATACCATAATTTACGTTGGCACTCGTCCCCAATCATTGAAAACCCTAAATGTTTTCGATTTTCGTCTTTCCATTTTTTATCGCAATAATTGTCAATGTCTATCATCAACTGATCTGCGATTTTATCTAAATGATTTTGCGGTAGCATATAAACTCCAGTTTCCTATTTCTTAAAAACTTTGATATAAATCAAAATTCTTGAGAAATAGGGGTAGGTTTCCCCACCCCAAAATTAAATTAAGCCTGTTGACCGTTATTCGGATTGACGGTTTGACCCCAAGCAGGTGCATTTGGCACACCACCAAAATTCGGTTGTTGTGCTGACGGGGCTTGAGCTGTTTGTGTAGGCTGTTGCTGACCGAAATTAGTTTGTGGCACAAAATTTGTCGCAGGTACACTTTGTGCTTGACCGCCAAAATTAGGGGCGGACGCTTGAGCTGTTGCACCTGTTGCACCTGTCGCAAACGAATTTGCATTTACTGAATGTGTACTAATTCCAGAAGCCTGTATTGTACCTGTTGTGATAGGCGATTGTTGCGGTTGTTGTGCTTGACCGCCACTTTGTAAGATTGCTAATAATTTCTCTAATTCAGTCGCTAATGCTACATCTTTTAATTCACAAGGACGGAAATTACCGCTTGCGTCCGCAATTTCTTGACCGTTTGCATTTAAGATACGTTTAAAACGAGGGAAATTGCTTTTACCGTCTTTTTCCAGTACTACAATAAAGTGAATACCGTGTAAATCTTCTTTATTTTGTAATAAACCGCCAACGCCTAATGTGTAAGATAATGTTGATAAGCGTTTCATACCTGCTTTAATGGCGGTATCTTCAAAACCGTTCATAGGGATATAAAGTGGTAATTTTTCGCCCACAAAATCGTTACCTGTACTTGACGCTAAGATTGTCATTTCAAGTAATAAGTTTGTGCCACGAGTAAAGCCGTCTTTAACACTTTCTTTCATCTCACTTTCTTCAATCACAACTAAATGTGCTGATGGTAGTGGGACGTTGGCATATTGGCTATCAGATTGAACAGGGTTATACTGCGTTAAATCTAAATTTAGCATAGGATTTTCCTTTTTTTGTTGATTGAGTTTGTTGATTTGAATAATATAACTTGTCAAACTATTTGTCAAGCCATAATTTTGTTAATAATAGCAGAAATATCTTGTTGTTCATCTTCTGCTAATTTTCCGCTCTTATCACGAGCTAAATAGTCTTGCATATTTTTTGTTGAGCAGACCATAAATTCTTGCATACCTTGAGGCGTTCTAAAACGTTTAGGCTGAAATCTAAACACTTCGTCAAATAAATGTGTGATTTCTTTGTAAAGTTTTTGACCCTCAAAGCTCGGTTGATAGTAATTGATATTGTTACTATTGACCATTTCTTGCTTACAAAGCATTGCTACGTGTTTATTTGGCAACTGATGTAATAAACGCACCCATTTCAGCACTTTATCAGCCAATTCCCCATACGCTTGTCGCGGGTCTTTAGCTTTTGGTAATTCGCTCTCTAGCACCAATGTTGAAATTTCGCTGATACTGTCAATATAAACTGTATCAAATTGTTTTGCCTCTGCTGACCGTTCTAACCAATCAAAAAACTCAACAATATTTGCCAGTTTCTTGTTTAAACGTTCCGCAGGGTTCATATTTGGCGTAAGATTGTAGTGAATATCAAACACGGGTACATTTTCATTTTGCAATGATAATAAACCTTGCTCAACGGCTAATAAAATAGGGCGTGGGGCGGTAATCACTGAACGAGTTTTACCTGTTCCTGCACCACCATAAATTAGCATTTTAACACCGTTCTTTTGAATTAAATCACGGGGTAATTTCAAATTACTTAAATTCATTTTGCACCTTTAAATAGATTTTTAAACCACTTCAAATAAGCTCTAACGTTATAGTGTTGTTTATACACATAATACCAAGTCATTGTCAAACTAAACGTAAACACCAGAAGTTCGGTTGTTGTTGAAGCTGTAAATACTACAAAATCATCTGTAATATGTTCAAACGCTAAAACATCAATACAAATTAACAGTATTAACGGTACTAACGAACCGCATTTATGTTTGTGATATAGACTTCTCATTTATACCTCAATAGATAAAGTTGGCGAGCCGTAAGATAATGTAATAAATCTATCTAATTGAGCTTTAGCCTCATCTGGTAGATTTTCATAAACTTTGCTATCTAAAGACGGCTTCCACTTAATAAGAGAGCTTGCTACATTACCACCACATAAATTCGCAATGGTTGTCAATGCTTGATTAAGACCTTGCATATCGCTTGCGTCAACATCATATTTCTTGCTAACTAATGTTTTTAACGTGAAATGATTTGTCGCAAAGCGGTTCGTACCTACACTAATTTGTTCGCCAATATGTGCCATAACATTACCTTTGGCTTCATCAAGGGCTTTTTTCGCTACATCATAATTTTGTTTAGCGTGGCGGAAATTATCCAATACTACACCTGTTGCTGTTGTACTGTCGAAACTCGCCTTTGGCTCAATTTTCTCTTTCCCCATTGTAGGCTGTTGAGGGGGTACTGTGCCAAACCCAAATTGTTGTTCGCTCATAATTTACCTCTTTAGTGAGTGTAATTGTCAATTTCTAAATCAAATTCAACTTTAAAGAATTTAATTTTGTTTTGTTGAGCATATTCTACAATTTCTTTAATTAGCTTGTCAACAGGTAATTCTAATTTTTTTGTAGAAATTTTAATTGTTGCGTCTGGTTTACGTTTAACAAACACACCGTCAATAATTTCGCCACTACGGAAATGAATAGTTGTGTATGCCATTTTAACACACTTATTAAAATCAAGACCCATACATTCAGATAATTGTTGAGCAGATTTTAAAAATGCACCGTAGAAATGGAACAAATAATGCCCGTGCTGTTCTTGTGCGTAAGCGTCAACGCAATAATTTACATAACGTTGTAAATTTTGTACGTATTCATAAAATTTTCTTGACAAGAATTCAACAGGAAATATTGGTTGAACTGGCGAATATTCTTGACCGATACCGACTAACGGCATTTCATCATATTCACTACTTGTTGAAAACTTACGCATTTGACTTCCGAGAACAGCACCAACAACAACGCTGTCGCCAATACCGTCCATAACTTCAATTACATTATGTTGTTGAATAGCTTTTGCCAATTCCCCAACTTCTTCATAATACTTTAATGTTTGCTGTAACGGATTAGAGTTTTCATTTAATCCTAAATTAACAGCCCATTGTTCAATTCGTTTGACTAAATCTGTCAATTCTATTTTACGTTCCATACTGTTTCCTCTTTCATAATGTTTCCTCTATAAGTGGTTGGTTCGATAGGGGCTATACTACGCTTTTCAAAAATCAAAGTCAAACATTTTTTAGAAGAAAATTACAAATTTGTTCGATCTGAAACATTTTTTGAAAAAACCTTGCATTTTTGAAATTCCTTTGCTAAAGTGCTTGCAATTATTTTCTATTTAGTAATAGGGGTTAAAATGTCAACCGAAAATTTTAAACATTTATTATTTCAACACGACTATTTGTTAGAGATTAAAAGTCGTCTATCTGCTAAAGCAGGCGTTCTTAATGTATCTTATATCCACCGACAAACTGGTGTATCTCGTCCTGTTATACAAGCATTTGTTAATGGCGAAGTACCGACTAACATTTCATTTGCCAATGTTGTAAAATTATATAAGTATATCGAAGAACAAAACATTTAAAAGGTTGAAATATGAATTATCAACTCATTCCGTTTGAAATGCGACACTATCCTCAATGGATTGTATGGAAGTTTGAAGATGTTAATAACAAGAAAACAAAAGTGCCATACAATATTAAAGGATATAGAGCGAGTGTTACAAATCCTCAATCGTGGAATAGTTTTGACGAAGTTACGCAAGCAGTCAATAACGGTTTTGACGGCATAGGGTTCGTGTTAACAGAAAATGATCCATACGCATTTATTGATTTGGATCATACAGAAGATCAAGAAGAATTTAGTAAACAACAAACAATCTACACTAATTTCATTGACACTTACGCTGAATTATCCCCTAGTGGTAAAGGCTTGCATATTATTATGAAAGGTCGGTTACCGCAAGGCAGACGCAGAGGTAGTGTAGAAATATACAGTAGTCAACGTTTTATGACAATGACGGGTAACGTTTACAATAGTCGCCATATTGAAAATTGTCAAAATAAACTTGACACATTGTTTAACAGTTTAGGTAAATCTGACAAAATCATTCAATTAGCAGATGAACAACAACATTATGCTGACAACGAATTATTTGACATTGCCTACAATGCGGAAAACGGTCAAAAGTTTTATGATTTATACAACGGGCATTGGCAAGATTATTACAGTTCACAATCAGAAGCAGACCACGCCCTAATCAACATTCTATCATATTTTAGCCGTAATCAAGAGCAAATTGCCCGTATGTTTAGAGCGTCCGCACTCGGTAAACGAGCAAAAGCAATGCGTGAAGATTATGTAGGTAAAATGATTAAACGCTCATTTGACAATTACATACCCCCTGTTGATATAGAGGCTATGGCAGAAAATGTAAAAAATGCGTTAGCTGATACGGAACAAAACAAAGCAGGGAATTTAAATCTTCAACTTATGACCCTTGCCGAGATGTTTCCTACACAAATTGCACCTATTGACGCACCGTTACCAGATTTGTCAAAAACCAATATGTCTTATTCTGAATACGCCCTAGATGTAGATTTTGAAAATATACCTAACGGCTTAATCAAAGAATTAGCACGGTTCATTTATGCACAAAGTCCACGACCCGTCAAAGCCATTAGCACAATGACCGCATTAGCATTGATGTCGGGAATTTGTGGCAGATCCTACAATATTTCTGGCACGGGGTTAAACAATTATTTTGTGCTTTTAGCTCCGACTGGTATCGGTAAAGAGGGTATTTCAAAAGGTATCAACAAACTCATCAACACAATTTTACCTCAACAACCGCTCGCTAAAACATTTGTTGGACTAGGCGAGTTGGTATCAGGTATTTCTCTACTGCGTTATTTATCAGAAGAAACACAATGCTGTTTGACGGTACAAGGGGAATTTGGTATGACAATGCAACGTATGACGGGGCGTAATGCTACTCCGAATATGTTGCAACTACGCAAAATTATCCTTGATCTATACGGTAAATCAGGTAATGGGGAAATTATGCGTTCTACGGTATATGCTGACAAACAGAAAAACATTAGCGAAATTAAATCGCCGTCTTTTACAATGTTGGCGGAAAGTACACCTAGCACATTCTTTGACGCATTATCTGACGGTTTAGTTGACGAGGGGTTGATTTCACGTTTTAATATTGTGGAATGTACGGCAAAAAGACCGCCATTAAATAAACATCATAATAAAGTCGAAGTACCGAAAGACTTAAAAGATTACTTTTTAAATTTAGCGAGTAACTGTTTAACATTAAACGCAACAGATCAAGTGATTGATATTGAAATGACAACAGAGGCAGAAGATGTATTCAATGCCTTTGACAAATTTTGTGATGATGAAATTAACAATTCACCAGAAGAAAGCTACCGTCAACTTTGGAATAGGGGACACCTCAAAAGTTTGAAAATTGCAAGCCTTTTTGCCATTGGGGTAAATATTTATAAGCCTGTAATTGACAAAGAACAAGCGTTGTATGCCATTCAATTTGTTAGAGAGAGTATTCAACAGATGTATAACCGTTATTCTAACTTAGAAATAGGGGTTGATAGTGTTAGTTTTGAAAAACGCACATTAGATTTAACTTATGTTGTGGGCTATATCTTAATCAATTCAAAAACAACTAATTTTGGTAATGATGAAATGAAAAAAGATTATGTTATCCCGTACAAATTATTGCAAAATAAATGTGCGAGCCGTAAATCATTCAAAAGCAACGAAAAAGGGGGCGTGGCTCAAAATCTAAAATTAGCTATTCAAGATCTAGTTGACGCAGGGTACTTAGTTGAATTAAAACCTCACGTCTTAAAAGAAAAATACAACTATTCAGGTAAAGCGTGGACGATTGCTAATCCGAAACATTTTATCCAATACACAACAAACAACCCTGCTATTTAATAGGGGCTACCCCTAAAATTCCAAATTTTGATAGGGGTAGGGTCTAAATTTTCAAATTTTCAATAACATTAAGGAACATTAAATTATGATCGATAATCTAAATTTTATAAAAATCACATCATATAACAAGTTAAAGGATTTTGAAGTTGATTTATTATCAATGGTAGTGAAACATTTTTGTGAAAGAAGTTTCAGCACTACAAAACCGCAATTTAAATTTCGATATTTATTGATAACTGATACATTTTATCATTTCTTCTTCAATATTGGCGGAATTGATTACAAAGTATCATTCTCGAAAAAAGAGATAAAAGACTTTTTTGACAATAGAGTTATCAGGAAATACAGTCTCGCATATTTCAGATTTTACGAGAAAAATATTTTTGTTTCTGTCAATTATGATACTTGTGATTTTTGGGAAGTGCTTGGCGGAATTGAATTTGATAAAAGTTCATTTGAATTATAGATTGATGAGGAGTTAAGTATGAAATCAGTT